ATTATTGCGGGCATTTACTACAGCCAATACAATGATTTCATAAAAATACGACAATCGCACAAGCCAGTAGCTGTATATTTGAATACTAGCTATGAAAACAATGCGAAACGAATAGCAAAACGCGGCAAGCTCATCAATCCCAATACGTACACATCTAAACTCAAAACTCATGCTAGTTTGTTGAAGAAACTCAAAGGAATAGCCACTAGATATGTTCTAGACAACAATAGAGAGCTGGAAGTGGTAAAGTCAGAATTCTGGCAACTAGTTGGAAAATATAGCACTTAGGAATGCGGAATGAAAATAATTGAACTAGTAAAAACAGAACATTCTGTTAAGATTGGCGATGATTGCCCAAGTATTGTACCGAACATTGTAGAAGACACACTCTTTGTAAGCAACGGAGCCACGGTAGGCTTTTACTTGAAGAATGTGGGCAAGTACTCAAAAAAGGCTTTAGAGCTGTCAGAAATAGCAAACAGAGAGTTTCTTAGCAACAGAGTGCCCAAGACAGTAATGAATAGATCAACAGGCTATCATGAAGGAACCAACGTCAAACAATTTAGCACAATAATCGGCAGCATACAAGCTAGGCCACACATGCGGAGGCCGTACAACTCTATCAGTGCTGTACATAACAAGCCATCTGCCAAAACGTTTATTAAAGCTATGTGGCTATTGGCACTAGAGGCTGAAAACGTTATGAAAGATGTGGCGCCTGATGTATACGCTAAGCAAAAGGAAATTTTTGATAGACACGTTGATAAAAAGTGGCGATTTGGCAACATATTCACATCAAGCATCAGTAATTTCAACATTGCTTCTGGCTATCATCGGGATAGTGGAAATATTGAGGGCTGTGCCAATGTTATCATTACCCGCCGTGATAATAGCACGGGAGGTAACACAACTATACCAGACTACAATGCTACGGTTGACTCAGCTGACGGCAGTATCTTGGTTTATCCAGCGTGGAGAAACGTTCACGGCGTTACACCAATAATACCAACAAAAGCGGGCGGTTATCGCAATAGTTTGGTGTTTTATCCATTAAGGGCGTTTGTAAACAAACATGAAAAAACGGGCTGACCTATTTGAAAAAGCCGATGAGTTGGTACGCACAAAAAACCTACTTTTCGTTGAGGATATTGTCGCGTTCCTTGGTATATCCAAGACTACATTTTATAGGGAATTCCCTGTTGGAAGTAACGAATTGGACGACCTAAAAAGCGGCTTGGAGACCAATAGAGTCAAGATGAAGCAAAACATGAGGAAAAAATGGTTTGAATCTGACAACGCTACGTTGCAAATTTCCCTTATGAAGCTGATAGGAACAGAAGAGGAATTCTCAAGACTAGCAAACGTACAAAGAGAAACCAAGACAACAGGCGAACCATTTGTGATTAAATGGAACACCTATGAAGGAAAGTAGGCAACATTGCCAATAGATACAGGAAGTTGTAGTGCGAGTAGACATAACCTTACATAAGAGCCAAGCCGATGTGTTTAAAAACAGACGGCGGCACAATGTAGTCAGGTGCGGCAGGCGATGGGGAAAATCATTGCTAGCCTTTTCGCTTGCTCTAGAAATGATGCAAACTCCAAACACGCGCGTCATTTACACCACACCGAGCTACACAGAATTGAAAGGCAGGTTCAAGGATGCTGTAAGATTGTTTGCCCCGCTTGGAGCTAAGGTGAAGTGGGGTGAAATAACTCTCAACGATAGTGTGTTAACTATGACAGGTATCTGGAGAGCCGATGGGTTGCGTGGAAATGCCTACCACCGAATGCTGTGCGACGAATGGGCTTTTTGTGATAATGCTGAGGATGATTGGAACTTTGTTTTAAGCCCTATGCTTGCGGACTTCAAAGGGGATGCGTACTTTTTAAGCACCCCCAATGGCAAAAACCACTTTTCAGATATTGATTCCAATGAAAACATATATTCGGATTGGAAAAGCTTTCACTACTCCACATATAGCAACCCTTACATTGACCCTACGGAAATTGACCGACAACGCGAGCAACTACCATCGATTGTATTCGCTCAAGAGTACTTGGCAGAATATGTTGACAGAGACGCAGCGAAAGTGAAGCGTGATTGGTTGAGAATTGATAATTCCAAGGTGTGTAATTCCTATTTCATCGGGGTTGACTTGGCAATATCAGAAAAGGACTCAGCTGATTACACCGCTATTTGTGTAATAGGTGTGACAGATTTGAAGGAAATTGTCGTGGTTGAAGTAATCCGTGGCCGCTGGAGTTTCGTTGAAATAGGTGAGCGCGTTGTGCGAGCCGAGGCGAAATGGAAGCCAAAGGTGGTAGCTATTGAATCTAATCAGGCTCAAGCTTGGCTAGTACAAGAGTTAAGGCGAAACACCCGCATGAACGTTGTGGGAGTACCATCAACGAAAGATAAAATGATACGATTTCAGCCAATAGAGGCAAGATACGAACAGGGGCTTGTTTTTCACGTGCCCCATCTATTGCCAGAGTTTACAGACGAGTTGCTATCATTTACAGGCACTAAACAAGACAAACATGACGATATGGTGGACGCTCTGTCAATGGCATTTTCAGCTATCAGAAAAACGCCATCAATACATGTATAACTAGGATAGAATATGGCACTATACAATAACATTCTTGAGCGCGTAAAATTCATTGCTGGCGGAAAGGCTGAACTACGCAACAAACCGCCCATCGCAAAATTTAACGAATCACGCGGACTCTCAACTATATCAAGCCAGTCTGAAATCGAAGCATCAGCGTATGGCACGGTATTTTCGTGCTTGCAGCTCAGAGCTAATGGCCTAGTGACTGCGGAATTGACAGCGTACCGTGAATTAAATTGGGAAAAGGAGGAGCTTGCCAATAGCCATTGGGTGAATAGGCTTTTAAGCAATCCGAACCCGTTTTTCACTTATTCCCAGATATTTAGAGCTATACAAAACTGGTATGACATAAATGGCAACGCCTTTGTGTGGACTCCAAAAATGGGGCATGAAGTTCCATTGCAGATGTGGGTATTAAACCCAACCCGTGTGAGAGTTATCAGGGGGGGTGATAACTTTATCAAAGGCTACGTATATCAATCGGTCAATGATGGCTCGTTCAGCATTCCTGAGGAGGAAGTGGTCCACTTGGCCAATATTTACCCAAGTGCGACAAAACCTGATGAACTCATCGGCATGAATCTTTTCGGTAAGGGAATTGTGCACGCCGCGCTGCCTTATGCCAATATAGATATGGAAGTATCACAATATCTAATGAGACTCTTTGAAAACAATGCCGTACCGCCCGTAATTGCCAAAACTACTGACACTATTGACAGCGAGTATTGGAACAGTTTGAAGCAGCAATGGAACGAAAACCTGCCAAACTTTCAATTAAAAGCAGTACTTGAGGGGGGGTTGGAATTGGAGCTGCCACCTGTCTCGCAATTATCGGTAAGCTACGACGCTGTCAGCCGTGACGTACGGGCGCAAATTGCTCAGGTCTTTGGTGTTTCTTCTGGACTTTTAACGGGCGAATTTACAAACCGCGCAACAGCAGAGGTACAATACGCTGTATTCCGTCAACAAACTATTGACCCCGTTGCTAAGTACGTAGCTGAAGAATTCACAAGGCACTTTAGAAGATTTGAAGATGACTTATTGATAGAATCAGCGCCGTATCAATTTATTGACGTAGATCAACAAATAAAACAAGAAGAGTTTGAAATCAAATATGGCATACGCACAATAAATGATTCCAGACGCGAGCGCGGGTATGATACGATTGTAGATGGCGACGCAGTTTTGGTCGGTAGTGGCTTGATTCCCCTCAAGTCAATATTCGATATGGGTGAAGCACCTATCGTTGCACCTAGACAATTTACGCTGCCAAAAATGGCCATTACGCCGCGTTCATTCCCCACGCAAACGGCTGAAGCTAGAGCAGAACATTGGCGTCAATACGATAACATGGCTCAATCAATATCCCGTGAAATATCTGGCACCGTTGGTATGTTTGTACAAGAGATTGAAAGAGAGGTATATGCGGCTGTTGATAACGGCGGGCAAATATCTGAGCTTGGCTTGTCAGATACACAGCGTGCTAAATTAGAAAAACAGTTGGCTGATTCTAGCAACAAAGTAGTGTTAAAAGTGCTTACCGACTTTGGGATGGGCAAAGAAGACCTTACTGGAGACTTTGGCAGGACGCTACAAGAGACGGTAAAAAGTGTAAACAATAACATTGTAAGCACAGTTGCTGATTCAATGGACTTGATAAAGCAGGACGTTATTGAGACGCTATCTGAAAACGCCACGCAACCTGTGGAGGTTTTGAGGGAAATACTAAGCCGCGAGTTCAATACATTATCTACCACAAGAGTAGCAATGATTGCCCAAACAACAGCCACTAGCGTCACAACGGCCGCGCAAAAGTCTGTATTTACCACAATGGGAGTGAAGTCCATGTGGAATACGCAACGTGACGCGAAAGTTCGTGGTAGTCACAAGGCTATGGATGGACAAATTCAAAACGAGCTTGGCTGGTTCAAGTTCCCTGATGGTTCATATATTGATAGGCCTGTAGGCGAGGCTCAAGGTGGTACAACTGTGAAAGCGGCCAACGTAGTGAGGTGCCGTTGCTATTTATTTCCCATTAAGGACAACAAGCGATGAACGATTTATTGTACAGAGAGCTGGTATTATCAAAAAAAGGATATGACAGCTATGAAGAGAATGAGAGCGGGGGTGAAGAGTACGACAAGGGTGATGGTATATTCACCTTTGTTATCAGCACGCCAGAAATTGACCGCTATGGCACCATCATTGTGCCTAGTGGAATAAACTACGACGCGTACATGAAAAACCCCGTCGTGCTTGCTAATCACAAGAGTACTGAATTTCCTGTTGGCAAATGCCTTGGTTTCTTCATGAACGGCGACAATCTTGAGGCAACTATTCAGCTAGATATGGAGGACGATGAGGCATGTAAAATCAACCGTAAATTGAAAAATGGCTTTTTAAATGCTGTTTCCGTTGGCATTATTCCGAACGGTAAGGCAGTTGAGGAAAAGACCATTGAGGGCGAACCGATTGTAATTTACAAAGAGTCTGAGCTAGTAGAATTCAGCGTTGTGACTATACCAGCAAACCGTGATGCGTTATTAAAAAAGAGCTTTCAGAATCAGCAAACTAAAGCATTTTTACAAATACTAAACCAATTAAAACAAGAGGCAAGAATGTTAACTCCAGAGCAAATGGCAGCAATTACAGACCAATTGTTGCCCGTTATCAAGGAGGCTGCGCTAATGTTTTTCAAGGATGAGCTAGGAATCCCTGAAGATTTGGCAGCCCAAGCTGCTGAATCGGGCACAGTAGCGATGGCAGAAGCCGTCCTAGCTGTGTTAAGCCCAGAAGAGGCTCCAGCACCTCCAGCAGAGGCTCCAACAGCCCCAGCAACCGAAACACCAGCGACACCGCCAGCAACAGAAGTATCAGCATCATTTGAGGTAAGAGCAGGCAAAAAGATTGCTGCTTCCACACTCTCTATGATAATGGATGGTCTAGCGATGATTGAAGAGGGCAATAAAAAGGTCAAAAAGGCTGTATCTATTGAGCGTGGTATTACCATTAACGTACCCAAGATTATGACAGCCGATGATTTGTTAAACAACATTTAAAAAAAGGAAAAAAATGAATAACATCATAACAACAACAAAAGATGAACTCAACAAGTACGTTGAGACAAAGGCACAGGAACTTGCTACGGAAAAGCTCAGAGCTTCCAATCCGCTCAACGTTCCCGCAACTGGTTTCGTAAAAGTAAAAGCCGAGCACGATGCCAAGCGTGACCAAGCCCGTATTGTAGCTGACTACATTACTGAAATTACCAAGGGAAATATTGGTAAAGCTGAGGATATTGCCAACAGAGCCAACGAAAGATATATCACCCGCGCAAACTTTAACACAGGAACCAACAGTCAGGGCGGTTTTGCCGTGCCTCAATTCTGGGTTGAAGAAATCATGCGCTATTCAGATATTTTTGGCTACGCACGTGCCCTAGCCAAAATCTACCCAATGCGCGGAAAAACTGAGAATATCACATCAAGCGGTTCATTCAGCGCTGCTGTAGTTTCAGAGGGTTCCTCGCTTACTTTGACAGACTCAGCCAATTTTTACACAGGCACTACGCTTACAGCCAAGCGAATTGTTGGCGGATGCATCGTTTCTGAGGAGCAATTACGCGATGCTACACCAGCGTTCCTTGACTATACCATTAGTGGCTTGGCTCAAGCTGTGGCAGAAGCAGAGGATAAGCAATTCTTTAAAGGCACAGGGAACGCACCTGAGTTTACAGGTTGCTTGAATTTATCAGGTACGTCTGTGGTTTACCAAGGCGGCGCGTCCAATTCTGGCAAGGATACTTTTGCTGAAATCAGCTGGAAAGACCTTATCAACCTTAGACTTGCTGTAAATGCCAGCGTAGGTGCGAACGGTGTGTTTGTCGTTCCACAATCGGTGTTTGGATATTTGCTCAAAGAAACTGACGGCGTCAATGGCCGCCCAATCTGGGATATGATACGACCATTGGAAGTACCATCAATTGGCCTCACAGCCCTTGAGAATAACACATATATTACTCCAACAGGCCGCCCAATGCACGTTGTGCCAGACAGCTTGTTCCCTACAAGCGCCGTGACAACACCATCCGCAATCTATGCTGATTTCTCACAATACTCTATTTTGGGAATTCGTGAAGATGTGGTAGTTGATGAGTATAAAGAGTATTTCGCCAACACTGGCTTGGGCGGTACAAGCCAACGCGGTATCATGGTGGCAGAGTCAATCGGTATTGCATTCCCTGCTCCAAGCGCAATCGGTATCTTGAAAACATCAACAACTTGATGGTGATTTATGTTAATTGACGTGATAGTTACAAAACCATTCGGAGGCTTAGAGGCAGGCAGAATTACTCAGTTGAAAGAGTCTGCTTTTAATGACCTATTTGCGCAAGGATACTGTAAAAAGGTTGAAGAAACCAAGGCAGTATCCGAGCCGAAAACCGAAATCAAAAAAGGAATCAAAAAATGAGTTATACAACAGCGTATCCAAGATTGCAGGCTAGTTTCCTGAAATACTGTGGACTTGAGTATATTGCCGACCAATCCGTTGAGGATGCGCAATTTTACTCATGGCTTGATGATATTTTTGACGTTTGCTTTGTAGAGGCTGAGGGTTATTGCTCTCAGCCCCTGCGGGCTTCAGTCGTAAACTATACTTTTTTGCACGAACAGGCAAAGAAAACACAACTCAACGAACATTATTGGAAATATATTCCCTACAGCGCAAATACACAGCTTACGTCACTTCAGTGGCGCGAAAATGATTTTGCTGTGTATTCTACTGTTTTAGCTACTAACTACGCATTTAGCACTGATTCTGGCCAAAATTTTGTTATTTATCGTAACGTAAATAAGGGTCAATTCAGGGCGCAGCTAAGTACGGGATATTCAGACGCCAACACGCCGAACACAATTTTACAAGGCATCACTGAAATGGCCGCTTGGATTTACAAGCATTCCGTGGACGGCGGTAACTGGTTTGGACTTTCATCGGTAAGTACGGGCGGCGCGGGTCAAAACGTGAGCTCGTCAATACTATCTGAAATAAAATGGCAAAAGTACTTTGCTAAATACAGGCTCGCTGTAGTATGATTTGAAACTAGCTAGATTGAAAAACAGGCTTTGTTTAAAACAACCTTGGTTTTATCAGGCTTGTTTTAAGCAATGCTAAAAACAATCTTGTATTTATCAGCTTTGTTTAAAGCAATGTTAAAAACAATCTTGGCTTTAACAGGATTGTAATAAACAAATCTTGGTTTTATCAACATATTGCCTGAGTTCAAAAAACGCGGTTTGCAAAACATAAGATTGTAATTGTGTATTTATCAATATATTGCCTGTGTTTTTGCATACCATTGATTGGCAAAACCAAGATTTTAAAAAATAGTTTGTGTATTTAACAAAAAAGTTTATGGGAAAAACCAAGCTTTGTTTTGATAAATACAGGATATACGATAAATTTACGGTATCATTAATTTTTACTATCTGTGGAGTAAACAAGATAGTTTATGAGTTTTACCAGCAACTAGATTGATAAACTCATAGCATTAGTTTTGCCGTATGTATTTAACAGCCTAGTTTGTGCCAAAACCCATAAGATGATTTGATAAAAACAAGGAATATAGAAAACTTATGATATCAAACGCCGACATAGAGTCTGTAATATCCAAGGCAGTTTCTGATGGATTGCAACGGTTCCCTGTATTTATGCAAATCGAAATAGCTGATAACATGATAGACCAAGGCGGCACGGGTGGAGAAACGTCTAAAGCTCCTGTATTTAACACAGGTAAAAAGCTGTACAAGTCCTCAGGTAAGCTGTTCCAATCTTTCATTAAAGGCAACAAAGACAATATTTACAAGGCATCCGTGCGAGGCAGTGTGGCAAGTCTTGTGTACGGGTCAAATAATAAATACGCAAAAGTACACGAGTTTGGTGCCTTTATCAAGGGTACGCCCGTCACTATCCTGAAAACATACAGCGGCCGTAAATATAAACGTGGTAAAACCACAACGAAAATGTCGCAATACTTTTGGTTTAAATATAGTCAGACTAAAGCACCATTCTTCATGAAATTAGCACTAGCAGCCCAGAAAAACCAAGGCGTCAATATTCCAGCGAGGCCTTTTTTCAATCCAGCAATACGTCAATTTAATAGCACAGGAAAACAGCGTTGGGTTGGTGAAATCAAAGCTAGTATATTGAACGGCCTGTCATCTGCCTTACTTAAAAACAGAAAGTAACCCAATAGGAACAACATGTCACGTGAAAAGCATATAACTGAAGGTGTATTGGAAAAGCTCAACTCTATTGGCGGGGTCAGGGTTTATGAGCAGGTTGTTATGAATAAAATTGAAACCTATCAATACGACTTTATTGGAATATATGGCTCAACCGATGAAAGAACCGTAGAGAGCTTTGAGGATATGTCGGCAATTTCCCATTTAGGCCAGATTGACCTGTACTTACTTTGCGGCAGCTCCGTGAAAAAATCAACATCGGTAGGGAACGGCAAGTTGAGATATTCAATGCAGGATTTGACGGAACGTGTCGAGAATTGCCTAGGTGATGCGGAATTTGACAACTATGTGTCTAACTATGAAAATACCTATTTCAGTACTTTACACTTCATTTCAGCAGAGCCCATTAGCTTCAACGATGACGAAACCAAAGGCTTGAGCTTAATGACATTTAGAGTGTTGTATACAAGAGTCTAAACAAAAATAGTGTTAACTTAATTGATAATAGCAGAATATGAGCGAAAATAAACTACTATCTTGCTGCGTGCTACACCCCCCAAATGCTGACCTATCCAAGTGGGTTGCCAGTTTGCCAAAAGGGGTTCAAATAGTATCCTGTTGCGTTAAACAGGTTGAAAGCTACGAAAACCAATTTCAAGTGCTTGGAATTACAGATAGCTTGGTATCATTAGAGTACCACTATACTGATTATTTCAAGGACTTTGATTTTTCGGCCATTCGGAATTTCATAGACCAAAACGCCACGGGGCGTTGGCTATTACACATTGATAGTGACGAATATCTAGGCAACCCGCCTGAACAGGTTATTGCCGAAATTGAGGCTATGGACTGTAGCGAAGCAGTTGCTGGCTGGATAAGTATTGCGGGGGTGATGTACGATACAAGTAATGATACGCACCCCCGTGAAAGATATGCCCTACACGCTTGTAGGCTATTGCGACGTGGGAGCGGCATAACTTGGGAGGGGATTTGTCACGAAGTGCCATCTACTCATGGAGAGGCCAGAGCATTCGTTGATACTGATTTACTACTTATTCACGACGGTTACATGATAAATTCAGAGGGCTTTGAGGACAAAGCGGAAAGGAACGCCAAATTGCTGATTCGAGAGTATATGAGAAATCCAACACCGCGTGTGTGGAACTATCTTAAAAAGACATTTTCTACAATTAAACTAAAGGACTAACATGTTAGTAGGTGGAGCAAACCATACCGACTTTTTTACCGCCTTTGAAAGCAATGGCATTCCGTTGTGGTCAACGGGCGGCGCTGAGATTTCATTGACTAAAAAGGTCAAAACCTCAGTAACTCGCACAAATTTTACAATCGATCAAAACGAAGATGATCCAGACTTAACAGATTTTCTCAACACGTACGCACCGCAAACTCAGGCCGCTTCAGACTCAGGTGAATACGAAGATGGCGTAAAGTTCAATTCCGCCACAGCGTCCTCACAGACTCTAGGCAAGATTACATACGGCGCTAAGTACGCAGGCACAGTAGCAGCACATCAAGGCAAAAGAAAAGTTGTCATTATGTTGTGTAAATTGGCTCAGGATGTTGGAGCGTTCGATATGGAATCAGGAAAGTACACTAAACCCAAGGTTGGCGGTGAAATTGTCAACAACGATGGTGTAGTTACTGTACCAGCGTCGGCATTTCAGACTAAATTCGTTTCATTAGGAGCGGCAACATACGTAACAATTCCAGAG